GCGTGTCCGGCGTCTGGGACGGCCTGCTCGGCAGCTCGCCCGCCGGCACCGGCACCGACGGCACCGGCGCGCTGGCCGCCTCCGCCGCCGCCCCGCTGGACGCGTTGAGCGGCGGCGTCGCCCTCGTGAGCGGCGCGGTGCTGGCCGACCAGCTCGCCGGCCTGTCCGCCGCAGTCCCGGCCGCGCTCGCCGCTGCGGCGGACAGCGCGGCCGACCCGGCGATCGGGCCGGGGCCGCTGGACCTGGCTCCGGCACAAGCGGCCGATCCGCGCGCGGCCGCCGGCGTGCTGCTCGCGGCGCCCGCGCTGCTGCAGCCGCGTCCGGGCGAGCTGAAGCTCGGGGCGGCGCTGTTGCTCACCGCCCGCGTGCAGGCGGTGTGCGCGGCGGCGCGGGCCGCGTCCGGCGCCGCCTGGGACAGCCGCGACGAGGCGGTGCTCTGGCGCGCGCGCGTCGATCTCGGGCTGGCCATTGTGCAGGGTGAGCTGGCCGCGGCCGGCGCGGGGGCGGCCTGGCGCGCGCTGCGCGAGGTCCGCACCGCCTGGGCGCGCGACATGACCGAGGCGATCGGCCGCCTGCCGCCGGTGCGCCACCTGCAGACGCGGGCGCCGCTCTCGGCCTGGCAGATCGCGCTGGCCGTCGCCGGCGACGTGCCGGCCGCGATCCGCCCGGCGATGCTCGATTTCGTGCGCCGCAACCGCATCCGCCACCCCGGCCTGGTGCAGCCCGGCCGCTTCGAAGTGGTCGGCGGCGACAACCGGCCGTTTGCCCTGGAGGCACAGCCCATGCTCACCGTTCCGCCCGGGGTCGACCGCGCCGACGCGGTGGCGATCGGCGGCGCCGTGCTGTCGATCGGCGGCGAGACCATCCTGGCGACGTCGCTTGCGCCGGTGCCCGACCCGCAGGCCGATCTCACCGTCTCGATCGGCGGCGCCTCCGTCGCGATCGCCGGCGAGCTGATCCGGGCCGATACCGTCGTGCCCGATCCCAAGTTCGCGCCGGCGCTGGCGATCGGCGGCGCCGTGGTGACGCTCGGCGGCGAGCCGATCGCCGGGCAATAGGGAAAAGAATGCCGCAGCTCCGCCTCGAGATCGCCGGCGCCGTGTTCTCCGACTGGACCTCGGCGCGGGTGCAGCGCGGCCTGTCGGAGATCTCCGGCAGCTTCGAGCTCGAATACGACGACCAGGCGCGCATGCAGGCGCTGCTGCCGCGCGCGGAGGCGCGGCTCGGCCTGACCCGCATCCGCCCGCTGATGCCGGCGCGCATCCTGCTCGACAACGAGCTGGTGCTGCTCGGCTGGATCGAGGATGTCGAGTGGGACCTCGCCGGCCAGGACCTGCGCGCGCGCATCGCCGGCCGCGACCGCACCGGCTTCCTGGTCGACGGTTCCGCCAATCCCGAGGGTCCCGCCGAATACAAGGGGCTGACCGTGCTGCAAATCGCGCAGAAGCTGTGCGCCCCGTTCGGCATCGCGGTGCGCGCCGAGGTCGATGTCGGCGCGCCGCTGCGCGATTTCGGCCTCGAGCTCGGCGAGAGCGTGATGAGCGCGATCGACAAGGCCAGCAAGCAGCGCGGCGTGCTGGTCACCAGCGACGGCGTCGGCGGCCTGGTGCTGACCCGCAGCGGGCTGCGCCGGGCGCCGGCGCCGCTGCGGGCTCCGGGCAACGCGGTCTCGGTCGGCGCCAGCCTGTCCAGCCGCGAACGGTTTTCTGATTACTGGGTCAAGGGGCAGACGCGGCCGGACCGGCGCGGCCATGGCGCCCGGCTCGACGGCGCCGCGGCGCCGCAGACCCAGCGCATGCCGGACGGCGAGGCGACGGCGGCGCAGAGCCGCCGTGCCGTCGCCAGCCCCGGCCCGGCCGACGACGCCGCCCCGCCCGTGATCGAGCTGCCGCCGGTGACCGTCACCGCGCAGCGCCAACAGGTCTCGATCATCAGCACCGGACATGCGGTCGACCCGGCCATCCCCGTCTACCGGCCGCGCGTGTTCAGCGTGCGCGCCCAGTCCGGCGACGCGCCCAACCAATTGCTGGCGGAATGGCGCCTGCGCATCGCCCGCGGCCGCTCGCAGCGGCAGCGCTGGACCGTGCCCGGCTGGCGCGACGGGCCCGAGAACCGGCTCTGGCGGCCGAACGAGGTGGTGTCGATCGGCGCCGGCGCCGCCGACCCGTTCGACGAGCTGGTCGCCGCGGTGCACTACCTGCAGAGCGATCGCGAGGGCAGCCGCACCGAGATCGAGACGGTCGGGCGCGAGGCGTTCGACCTCGAGCCGCTGCCCGACCAGAAACGCCGCCATGCCGCAGCGCACGGCTCCAACGTCGGCAACCTGCGCGGCAGCAGCTCGCGATGAGCGAGCTGGAGACGACGCTACGTGGCGCGGTGGTGCTGGGCGAGGTGCAGTCGATCGACGACGCCGGCGAGGCGCAGACCATCACGGTGCAGACCCATGCGGGCGTAGTGCGCAGCGGCGTCGAGGTGGCCAGCATCCACGGCCTGGCGACCAACCCCGGCACCGGCGCGTCGTGCGTGCTGCTGGCGATCGGCGGCGATCAAGGCCACCTGGTGGCGCTGCCGCTGATGGGGTTCGGCACCCGCTTCGGCGATCTTCCGGCCGGTGGCGTGGCGCTCTACGACGACGCCGGCAACCACCTGGCGTTCACCGCCGACGGCAACGCGACGCTGGCCGCGGCCGCGCTGCTGCGCCTGGTGGTGCAGACCCTGTCGATCGAGGCGCAGGCCGGCACCACCGTGCACGGCCCCGTCACCTTCACCGACCCGGTCACCTTCGCCCAGGGCGCGACGTTCCAGGCCGACGTCACCGTGCAGGGCACTCTGCGCGTCTCCGGCGCGATCACCGGCGCCACCGTCAACGGGCGCGCCTGACGGCCTCCTGAGCAACGTCGTCTGAGCAGGTGTGACCCCTGCATCTGCAGGGATTAACCGGCCCTGGCGCGTGCGCGAGGATGCGCCCGTGCTCCTCGACCTCGCCATCGCCTGGGATCCGCTTCAACGCCGCTGCGACCTCGTGGTCGCCGGCGGCGGGCTGGCGCTCGACGCGACGCCGGTCACCCCCATGCTGATCAGCCTCGGCAGCGACCGCCGCGCCGAGCCCGACGACGTGCTGCCCGACACCGTCACCGAGGGCAGCATCGCCGCCGGCCTCAACCCGCGGCGCGGCTGGGTCGGCGACGCGCTCACCCAGGGCGGCGAGCGGGTCGGCTCGCGGCTGTGGCTGCTCGAGCGCGAGAAGCAGACCGACGACGTGCTGCTGCGCGCGCAACGCTATGCCGAGCAATCGCTCGCCTGGCTCGTCGCGCGCGAGGGCGTCGACGTGTCGGTCGCCGCGTCCTGGCCGACGCGGACCGCCATGCGCATGGAGGTGCAGATCGGCGCCGCCAGCCATTCCGTGATGGTGGCCCGTTGACCCCGCTCGAAGCGGTCATCTGACGATGACCCCGCTCGAAGCGGTCATCTGCCGATGACCTGGCCCATCCCCGCGCCGGGCGACATCGCCGAGCGCTATGCTGCCGGCTTCGAGGCGGCGTTCGCGCTCGATCCCGCGACCGGCCTGCCGCGCGTCGACACCATCGATGCCCGCAGCGACAACACCGCGCTGCGCGCGATCGGCGTCGCCGGCGAGGAGACCTGGACCGAGGCCTATCTCTACCAGGCGAGCCTGGCGGCCGAGCTGATGCCCGACACCGCGCAGGATTGGCTGTCGCGGCACGGCGCCGAGTGGGGCGTGCCGCAGCTGCAGCCGCTGACCGCGCTCGGCAACCTGGTCTTCGCCGGCCCGGCCGGCACGCCGCTGCCGCAAGGGATCGAGGTCTACGACCAGACCGGGTTGCGCTGGCAGACCAGCGCCGCCGCCACCATCCCCGCCTCCGGCGCCATCTCGGTGCCGTCCGAGGCGCTGACCGCCGGGACGGCCGCCAATGTCGCCGCCGGAACCGTGCTGCGGCTGGTGTGGCCGGTCGCGGGGCTGGCGCCGCAGAGCGCGGTGGTCGACCCCGCCGGCTTCAACGGCGGCCGTGATCTCGAAGACGTCGAGGCCTGGCGCGGACGCATCCTGCAGCGCATCCGCAAGCGCGGCCAGGCCGGCGCGGCGGCCGATTACCAGGGCTGGGCCGTCGAGGGCGGCGCCGCGTTCGTGCAAGTGCTGCCGCGCTGGATCGGCGCCGGCACGGTCGGCATCGCCGTGCTGATGGCCGGCCCGCGCGTGCCCAGCCCGGCCGAGCTGGCGCGGGTCGATGCCGTGATCCAGGACAACCGCCCGGTAACGGCGACCGCGATCACCCTGGCCGCGAGCCTGGCGCCGGTCGACATCACCCTCGCCCTCAGCCCCGACAGCCTCGGCACGCGGGCCGCCGCGACCGCGGCGCTGCAATCCTTCTTCGCCCGCGAGGCCGGGATCGGCCGCCCGCTGCCGCGCTCGCGCCTCGACGAGGCGGTCAGCTCGGCATCGGGCGAATACGCCCATGTCATCGCCGCCCCGGCCGCCGACGTGGTGCCGGCGGCGACCGCCATGCCGACCTTGGGCGTGGTCGGCTTCACCACCGGCGCGGCCCTGCCGCAGAACCCGTTCTGATGCTGACGCAAGCGCAAGCGCCCATCTCATGCTGACGCAAGCGCAAGCGCCCGTCTCATGCTGACGCAAGCGCAAGCGCTTGACGGCGCACTCGCCAAACTCCCGCCGGGCTGGGCTTGGGTGCGCGATCCCGACAGCAATTGGGGCCGTACGCTGACGCCCTTGGCCCAGGAGCAGGTCCGCTTCGAGCGGCGTGCCGAGGCGATGCTGTTCGAGGCCACGCCCAGCACGACGGTCGAGCTGCTGGCCGATTACGAGCGCGTGCTCGGCCCCGACCCGTGCCTGGCGGCCTCGCCGGCGACCCTGCAGGAACGCCGCGCCTCGGTGCATCTGCGCTGGACCCGGACCGGCGGCGCCGCCCGCAAAGACTACATCGCGCTGGCGGCAGCACTCGGCTACGCGATCACGATCGACGAGTTCCGGCCCGCCCGCGCCGGCCGCCTGCGCGCCGGGCAGCGCCTGCGCGGGCAGCGGGCGCAATGGACCTGGCGCATCAACCTGCCGCGCACCCGCGTCGTGCGCTTCCGCGCCGGGCGCAGCCGCGCCGGCGAGCGGCTGATGAGCTTCGGACTGCCCTGGCTGCAATGCCAGCTCAGCCAGGCCGTGCCGGCGCACACGCTGCTCGTCTTCGCCAACCAAACCGGGCTCTGAGAGGGTGTTTTGGATCGTATAAACGACACCACCCAAGCCAATCCGCGCGTCTGGACCGACGGCGACGATCTCGCCGGCATCGCCGGGACCCTGGTCCTGGCCGCCTTCATGCAGGATCTGCAGGAGGAGTTGGTCGGCGGGCTGATCGAGGATCTCGGGCTGACCCCGGCCTCGGGCGCCGGTCATCAGCGGTTGATCCAGGCCGGGATCAAGAGACTTCGGACCTATACCGTCACCCGCCGCGTGTTGACCTCGTCCACCACCTATGTCCCGAGCGCCAATCTCGTCTTTGCCCACGTCGAGGTGCAGGGCGGCGGCGGCGGCGGCGGCGGCGCGACCGGCGGGAGCGGCACGTCCAGCGCTGGCGGCGGCGGCGGGTCAGGTGGTTACGCGCGTGCGTGGCTGACCGCAGCACAGATTGGCGCCTCGCAGCCTGTCACGGTCGGCAGCTATGGGGGCGGGAGCGCCTATGGCAACAATGCTGGCGGTGTTGGCGGCACGTCATCGTTCGGCAGCCTCTTGAATGGATTTGGCGCGGGCGGAGGCTACGGCGCGCCGGCATACACTGTCCCAACTCCAGGCGGAGGCGGCGGAGGCGGCGGAGGTGCCTCTTCGTCGGTTGCGGGAGCGTTGACAATCACCGGCCAGTCCGGCCAAGCCGGCGTTGCATTCTCATCCGGCGTTACCGGCATCGGCGGCCTTGGCGGATCGACCCTGCTCGGCTTCGGCGGGCAGCAGGGCTTCCAAAGTGACGGCGGCTCGGCTCCGTTCGGGCAGGGCTACGGGACCGGAGGCGCCGGCGCTGGGCGCGCCACGACCAGTCTGGGTGGCGGAAGCGGCGCTCCCGGCGTGGTGATCGTCACCGAATACTGCACGGCGCTGTAGGGAGATCGAGATGGCAGCGACGCGACACGCCGTGCTCTCTGGCGACCAGGTGCTCAACGTCATCCTGTATGACCCCGAGCACCCGTTCGATCCCGGCGAGGGTCTGCTCCTGCTGGAGGCGGGTGCCGCCGAGCCGACGCTGGCTCCGGGCTGGACGCACGGCCCCGCGGGCTTCGCGCCGCCGCCGCAGTCCGCGCCGCCCGCGCCCACC